GTCCGAAGATGTAAGACCGAAGGCATGCTACGTTGCGTAGCCGCTCCTGAATTTTCGCCCCTGGCGTGAAGGAGCGACGGAAACCGCCAGGGACTAGCCTCGAATCATCTCATCGCCGCCGTCCGAGACAACCAGCGGCGACCAGCCTACTAAATGACATTCGGTCCCCAACCCGTAGGTTGGCTGGGGCGAACGCTCACAGGTTATTAAGCTGCGAGAGCGAGCTGCGTGTTCGCAGTTGTGGTTTTCCACCGGATTTACGAGTCAGCCCCCACGCATCGCTACGTGAATGTGGCACCATGCTGTTCTCAGAACAGCACCGCCTCCCCCCCTTGCATGGGGGGGGGAGCCTGGACGTGGTCCAGTCATATAAATTATCATAAATAATTATAAATCAAAACAATATTTAGGTGGCAGCACAAAGCCGGTAGCTAACCGATCCGATACGGATTACCTAGGGAGATTTCAACCTTTTTCACACAGATATACCGCTGTCCTCGGTCCACAAAGTGAATTTTTCATCGACAGTCACTGTCGGAACGTAGTTTAAACGACTTCGGTCAGGACCCGCTGATGGGGCGGGTAGATAGGGTTCAGTGTATCTCTTAAGCAATAGTAGCATCAATCTCGGTTACAGTGAGGTACGTGGTAGCGGCACCCACAATGAGAGCCGTTCCAAAAGTCATACCCATTGTTTGACCAGGGAGCTGTGCTGTGCAATTAACGATTATAGTTGCTATCCCGGTGGGCCCTAAGGCCTCATTATGGGAATAGTTTCCAGCAGCGGAAATATACTTGGTGGTGTAGGCAGTGTTTGCAGCCAATCCTATTACACTAACAACCTGGATGGATGTTGTGGCAGGGACGGCGATAGCAACAAGGTAACTCTGCCCAGGAATACCAACCCAAGAAATTGCGTTGACACTAGGGGAGGTGACCACGAGTGGACCGGACTGGTTTGACAGGACACTAAACATGTTTGCGGAAGTAGGAGCCCATTGGGAATAAGAGGAAGCTATTTGTCCCCCAAAACCTATGGTAATAGGCAGTCGGGGTTTGATGAGCTTGATCTTGTAAGTGATCCATAGTTCGCCAAGATTAATGTTAGGAGCCGGGCAGCCATAAGTAGCAATTGTAAAGTTACCGAAGTCGGTCCATCGGAGGTCAGTGCCAGTGTTGCTTCCAGTACGAACGTACAATTGTTTAACAGGAGTGCGATTCTTCTTACATTCAACCGCGTGGAGAAAGCTCTCACTTGGTTTGATAGATACCGCAAACGAGTAATTATCCATTGCCAACTTGCTCTCAAACACGGGTTTGGTCGGATCATACTCCGTAGCCATGATAACTGTGCCGAGAGCGGTGTTGGTGGAAGCAACTGAATTTCCGCTGGTGCTGTTGAATTCGAATACCATTCCCTGGATGTCGTACTCCTCATAGTTTGCTGCGATCTGTGCAAGCCATGGGAAGGTACTGGTCTGTCCAGGGTTGAGGGGAAGGGTGGTTGGTGTGAAAACTGAGGGGGTACCAGTACCACTGAACACGTCTTGGACGTACTCTCGGTGGGTGATGACGGTACTATCGGTGTTCCGGAAGCTGGGGACGGTGCAGGCGTTGGATGATACGGATCGGAAGTTGGTTTTGTAGTCACCAGTTCCGGTGATCCAACCAACTCCATGTCCAACGGCACTACCTGCGATAAAACCCGCGAGAGGGTTTCCGAAGGCGGTACCAATTCCGGCACCGACCATTCCGCCGATTGTTTGCACTGGTCCAATGTTCTGAGATCCATTCCTTTCTCTATATAATCGATTTCGTTTCTGAATAAACGTTTCTTGTTTCTTTGCTTGTGGTTGGGAGGGTTTAGCCATAGTATGGGATACCTGATGGCACAGGGACTATACATCCATAGGTGCTGAAGCCGTCGCCGTGTAGTCTCTTGGCATTTTGGTTAGCACTAAAGTAATAGTTTTGGGACATTTAAACCTATGAACCCCATGGGCGTATGTTATGACACCCAGCAATTAGTTAGGACACGGTCCTACACCGTAGTTTATAACCCTTCGGGGTTTGGGACACCATCAAGTTCCCATGAAGAACCACGGGTTGAAATCACGGTGTTCCGTGCTTTTCAACCCTATCCAATCCATCTTGGCCTGGGTATAGTGTTCTTCGAGTAAAATCTGTTCATCGGGCGTGATACCGAACGCTTTCCAAAAAGAAAACCTGGCCTCGGGGCTAGGTGGCCGCACCTTACGGTCCATCCTTAGTGCCAGGTTCATCATTCCTGTCTCCAACTGTAGTGGTATACCACCGCTCTTGGTACGCGGTATAGTTCGGGTAAGGGAGAGGTAGAACGATTGCCATACCGGTATTCCCCCAGTTAAGTGGATACCGGCCTGGCCCAATATACGATAATAGGCGTAAAGCGAGTTCATGGTGTCGTTATAAACGGTCGACACACAATCCTTGGCTATACCCGTTGTGACGTTCCTCACCATTACGTATGAGTAACCGTCGTATATCGGACGTGTTTGGCAGAAGTCTACCCTTTCGAATTCATAGACAGGTGCTTCCACTGTCATGCGGAAGCCCATATTGAAGAACCAATCATACAGTCCATGGCTGAACTTAGATAGATCTTTTTGGTCCATGATTACCACACAGTCGTCTCCATTATTGGCGAGTTCGTAGGCGTCGATGTTTGCGTGTTCACAGTACGCATACACCAATCCACACATTATTATACAATTTCCGAGGCCTGTGTTCATATCACCACTACAGCGTCCTCCGGTCTTCTTGTACTTCACTTTACCATTGGTACAATATCCAGTACCTTTAGTGATCAGTTGATACTTGAGCAAGCGGCTAAGCTCTTTCCGGTGTTTTTGCAGTGGAAAACAGTGTTTGTATATGTTGTGCTCGAACTCAAGGGCAGAACAGTGCACGTGTTGGTCGAAACGTTTTGCGTCTAGGCCCACGGCGACAGGGGTGTTGAATCGTCCCCACTTTTTGTAAAGTGCGCGTCCACTCTCCTCTGCGTTTAGTCCCTTCATTATTGTTGGGGAGTTGAAAAGCTTATTGATAGATTTTACTATTCGTTTCTCTAACGGCTTGATGTAGCGCCCTAGTTCAACGCCGTACCTTGGATCACGAGGTTGAATCAATCGTGGTGCAGGGTCAGGTTTTGAGGTGAAGTTTATTTTCTCGGCTTTAACAAATGCCTTCACTTTCGCGTCACCCGGGCCAAAGTTGCGGTTAAACAATGACTCGGCTGCCTGCGCATATATCTCCCTCTTTCGACCCGTGTACAGTTCCGGGAATGAATTCCTGGCAACAGGGGTGGTCTTTGGAAGATATGGCAGTAGTTTGTTCGTGAACGAAGCGAGCGTCGATCTAAAATGATTATCATCAGGTTGGGGTGGCGTGACCCACCCATTACCATCATTGACCCAGAACACTCTCTCCAAAACGGAGCGTTCTAGGTTTTCGACGCAAGAATTGTGGACTTGGAATTCGATGGGGGGGGAGTAGTGCTCAAGCACTACCACCTTTCGAATCTTCCGTTTGGCTCCCAAAAACTTAACTGCTTGCATACTGGCGTCTGGGAACACACCAACATCACGGGGGGCATGTGTGACGTTGGTGTTGACACCAAGCAGTGTTTTTGGGCCACATCAAGGCCCTTCACCGGGACGTACCAATGTACCGTCCACGGCTACTATACCACCATTATACGATCTAGACTCTTTTAAGACGTAGCTGCATGCAGCGATCTCCTGAGCCTCGATCATGGCGGTCGAGGGAACAAAGCAGAGTTCTACTATTATAGGTAGAATTCTAGCAATGTGGGATGGCCTCATCCCATGGGCCATCAAATGGTCCCCGACAAATTTCCTAATCATCATGCGATTTGCAGGGATGTCTTTAGGCAAACCCCACTTATTGTGCACAATGTCGGCACAAACTCTGACTAACCGGGGATGAGTCCGTTTTCTCCTCTCCCTGGACACCACACATGATGGTGTTAAAGGAGGGAGGGGCTCGTGACTCCCGTTTTCGTCCGCACGGAGTAAGTGTGCTAGGGTATCATCGGAGTCAAGGTTCCACTGATGCTGTTCAACAATATCACTGACTATGTAGTCACGTTCTGGGGACATAAAGTTGGACGAGCGGGTGTAAAAGAGGCTAGCTATTGCCTCTCGAACCTTGTACCAAGCTAGAAAGAAAAATCTGACCACGGCCAGCAAAAGGGTAGCTAGTCCTTTATACTGTCTGGTTTTCGGCTTTTGATACAAACAATGGAATTCGTGCGTTAATATTCCTATGCCACTAAAGTGGTCGTTATATAATTCTGTATCGTTAGAGTTGTTTTCCTCGCTACGCGAAGGGGCATCTTGTGCGGCAATGGGTTGAGTTTTCTTATTTAAAGTTAATATTCTAACCATCGTGC